GGGGGAGGAGTGTAACAGTTGTTACACTCGCGTAGGCGCACTAAGTGCCACCCTCTTTCGGAACTATCACAGGGGGGCGGTGGTTGAATAGGTATATTAAAGGAAGGTTAAATTCTAGGCAAAAAAAAGCCCCACATAAGTGGGGCAAAAAGTGGCACTTCCTTGTGCCGTTGGTATTACTTGTTGATGATAACCTTGTTCAAACCTTTCAGCGCAAGTTCAAGTCCTTTCATAGTTTCACTGGCGTTGAAGTCAGGCGCGTCATTTTCGCGTATCCATGCAGCGATCTGTGTAATTGTTCCGATCACCTTTTCCCGCGTATATCCGCTGGCCTCGGTCTCGGCCTTGGTCTCGGCCTTGGTCTTGGTCTTGGTCTTGGTCTTGGTGCTGGCCTTTCCTTTCTTTTCAATACCTCTGCACTCTAGTACACGATTGAATACCCGTAACCAGTACATCCTTAATGATTTTTTGTCTATCCCTCGTGCTAATAATGCTTCATTCAATGCATCTCTTTCATTCTTGATTTTTGCCATGTGCGAACCGGCTGGAGGTTCTATTTTTGAATAACCATTATATTCACGTAAGACATTGTCAGGTATTTTTGCTAGATAGTCATTTAAATCTAGAACATATGCTTTTAATGCACCTTGTTCATTTTTTGCAGAGACAGCATATGCTTTACGGCTTTTATCAATATTAAATGTGTTTGTCATGGTATAACTCCTTTGTTTAGTTTAGGTTATATGAACAGGATTCCCTGTCCACGATTGACATCATACTCCTTTCGTTTACATTGTCAAGCGTTATATGTGATTAGATGAGTGTAACAAATGTTACACTCGATTTTCTTTTTAATATCAACGGTTTAGCATTGTAAAATAAAGTCACTTCTACGATCCGGTTTTTCCCGCTAGCGTGACCCCTACCGTACCCCTACCCCCCAAAATATAAAAACGAGCACCAGCTACATATACATACTAATTTACTCATCCAACCAAACACCCTCAGTTTTGTTAGTGTTTACTAACATAATCTTTATTAACACAGTGTTCCAAATAGGGTGATTTCGCACACCTCCTTTACTAAACTTTTTACCCCCCCCACCCCCTTTATTTTTCCAGCACCTTCCTGTATGCGTCTGTTTTGCGCAACCCCCCCGGTTATGGTTCCTTGATTATTTTTATTGCTATATTATAATTTTTTAGTTTATAGTGTGTTTAGCTGGTGCAGGAGTGAGGGGATCCCCATGGTTATACATAATCTCTCTTGTTGCCTCTTTCTCTTGTACTGGCACTACTAGCTAACCCTAGACAAAAGAGAATTGACAATCAGATGCCTACAGTAGAAATTGAGCCTGACCGGTCTCACCCGCTGCCATATGCGGTAGAGGATGAAGTAAAACCGACGTTGCTTGAGGAGCTTGCTATAGCGGGAAATACCGCTGAGTTAAAGAATGCTTTAGGTGCGCCACTAGAGGTAGATGCTAGTACGGCGGATAGAGAGAAAAAACTGTTTGAATCTGTCCTAACTTCCAAAGATTCGACACCCCTTACCAATCAGACGACTGCTTTTGCTGCTGCGGCTTTCCTTCGTACCTATGGACAACAATTGGCGCTTGATGTATCGCAAGCTAGGGCGGCGGTTACTAATAAGTTAATGGAGATTGCTAACTGCGGGGATACTAAATATGAGCTTCGTGCATTGGAGTTGTTGGGTAAACACAGTGATATAGGCATATTTACAGAGAGAAGTGAGATTACAATAAACTACAATACGCCCGAAGAGCTGGAAAAAGCCATTAAAGAGCGAGTCAAACGCCTACTAAATGCTGATGTAATTGATATTACCCCCATAAGTACGAATTTAGATGATGAATTTGGGGTATATACCGACATAACTGATACTGAAACTACAGAAACAGAAGAAGCCCAAGAAGTCCAAAACGAGCAAAATGGACAAATAGAACCAGACGATGCAGAAGAACGAGCAGATTGACCTAACATCCATACAGGATGTTGTAAAGATCTTGCCAAGACTAAGCGTTTTTGAGCAGGAAAAGCTACTTGCGGAGTTGGATAAGCTAGAAGAGTTAAAGAAAAAGCAACAAGCACAGCAAAAATTCCTGTCTTTTGTACGACAAGTCTGGCCTTCGTTCGTTTCGGGGCGGCACCACGAGAAAATGGCGCATGCTTTTGAGCGTGTGGTGAAGGGAGAGTGTAAAAGACTGATTATTAACATGCCTCCTCGTCATACGAAGTCGGAATTTGCTTCTTATCTTCTCCCAGCGTGGTTTTTGGGGTCAAATCCCGATAAAAAAGTCATCCAAACGTCGCATACGGCGGAATTAGCAGTGGGGTTTGGTCGTAAAGTACGTAACTTGGTTGATTCTGACATATATCAGAAGGTATTTCCCGGAGTGGGGTTGCAGGCTGACTCAAAAGCAGCAGGGAGGTGGGCGACCAATAAGGGTGGTGATTACTTTGCTATCGGTGTAGGGGGTGCAGTAACTGGTAAAGGTGCCGATATTTTAATTATTGACGACCCTCACTCAGAACAAGAGGCGGCGTTAGCCGAGGTGAACCCAGAAGTTTACGATAAGGTGTATGAGTGGTATACATCCGGTCCTCGGCAGCGTCTGCAACCGGGTGGGGCTATTGTTATTGTTATGACAAGGTGGAGTCTGCGTGATTTAACGGGGCAGGTGATTAAAGCCGAAGCGCAGCGCGGTGGGGAAGGGTGGGAAGTAATTGAGTTCCCTGCAATACTGCCGTCTGGGAACCCTCTGTGGCCTGAGTTCTGGTCGTTAGAAGAGTTAGAATCCCTGAAACTTGAGTTGCCCAACAGTAAATGGATGGCGCAGTACCAGCAAGACCCAACGTCAGAAGGTGCGGCTATCGTCAAGCGAGAGTGGTGGAAGGTATGGGAGCACGACAACCCACCTCCATGTGACTTTGTACTGATGTCATGGGATACGGCGTTCGAGAAGAGTAGCAGAGCTGACTATTCAGCGTTAACCACATGGGGGGTATTTTATTACGACAACACTGATACGGGTAAACCTGAAGCAAATATCATATTATTGAATGCGTTTAGGGATAGGATGGAGTTTCCTAAACTAAAGCAGGTGGCAATAGAACAGTACAAGTCGTGGCAACCAGACGGGGTGATTATAGAAAAGAAGGCATCAGGTGCGCCCTTAATATATGAGATGCGGTCGATGGGTATACCAGTACAGGAGTTTACTCCGTCTAAAGGAAATGACAAGATAAGCCGACTGAACGCGGTTAGTGATGTGTTTGCGTCTGGTAAGGTGTGGGTACCTACAACACATTGGGCGGAAGAGGTGATTGATGAGGTAGCGGCTTTCCCGTCAGGTGAGCATGATGACTACGTGGACTCGGTATCACTGGCGTTAATGCGGTTTAGAAAGGGTGGGTACATCGGTACGGAGTTGGATGAGCCAGATGACCTGATGTATTTTAAACAGAATAGAAACAGTGGGTATTACTGATGAGTAGCGCCCATAATCGAGGAAAAATAAATGGCCATAGATAAATCAGTCAATCAAGCTCCGATGGGGTTACAGTCACTCACGACAGAAGCAGATATGCCGGAGATTGAGATAGAGATAGAAAACCCCGAAGGTGTGACCATAAATATGGATGGTATTGAAATTGATATAGATAAAGAGAAAGAAGATATTGATTTTAATACAAACCTTGTTGAAGAGATGGATGAAAGGGAGCTTGCCTCGCTGATTGATGATTTGTTGGGGGATTATGAGTCAGATGTATCATCACGCAAAGACTGGGTGCAGACTTATGTAGATGGGCTTGAGTTACTGGGTATGAAGGTCGAGGACAGAACGGAGCCGTGGCCCGGAGCATGTGGAGTGTACCACCCTCTGTTAAGTGAGGCACTGGTTAAGTTTCAAGCCGAAACTATGATGGAAACATTCCCGGCACAAGGTCCGGTTAAGACGCAGATTATAGGTAAGGAAACGGTAGAGAAGAAAGATGCGTCAATGCGGGTACAGGACGATATGAATTATCAGTTGACTGACCGTATGGTGGAGTACCGCCCGGAGCATGAGCGTATGTTGTGGGGTTTGGGGTTATCAGGTAATGCATTCAAGAAAGTGTACTACGACCCTAGCATGGAGAGACAAGTAGCCATATTTATACCGGCTGAAGATGTGGTTGTTCCTTATGGTGCGTCTAATCTGGAAACAGCAGAGCGCGTTACACATATAATGAGGAAGACCCCTAACGAAGTAAGACGGCTTCAAGCGGCCGGGTTTTATCAGGATGTAGACCTTGGGGATCCAGAAAATACACTGGATGATATAGAGAAAACAATAGCGGAAAAGATGGGGTTTAACGCCTCTTCTGATGATCGGTTCAAGTTACTTGAGATGCATGTAGACCTTGATCTTCCGGGATATGAAGATAAGGATGAGGATGGGGAGTTAACTGGTATTGCCTTACCTTACGTAGTGACTCTTGAGAAAAATACCCAGACTATTCTTTCTATACGGCGTAACTGGATGCCGGATGATGAGTTGAGATTAAAGCGCAATCACTTCGTACACTACTCTTATATACCCGGATTTGGGTTTTATGCATTTGGGTTGATACATCTTATAGGAGCTTTTGCTAAATCAGGTACGTCCATCATACGTCAGTTGGTAGATGCTGGTACGCTGTCAAATCTTCCCGGTGGATTCAAGACTAAAGGACTTCGAGTTAAAGGTGATGACACTCCAATAAGCCCAGCAGAGTTTCGTGATGTGGATGTGGCTTCTGGTTCTATACGCGACAACATTATGCCATTACCGTACAAGGAGCCATCACAGGTACTGTATACACTATTAAATACTATAGTAGAAGAAGGTAGGCGGTTCGCTTCTGCCGCAGATCTCAAGTTGTC